TAGCTCGACAAAGAAATTGGGCTTCCACCTGGGAAGCCCTTTCTTTTTTGTTCGGCCGTATGTAGGGTACAGCGCGATGAATTCGTTACCTGCGCAATCATGACAGATTTAATAATCGATTCCTATTTGCTTGTGAGGGCAAAGTTTCAGGTTGTGACGAACCGCTCAATACCTTAGTAAAACCGACGGTTATTGCGCTGATACTGTGGGATTTTTGGCGTTTTTACTGCTTTGATCACCCACACCACAGCCACCGCCAGCAGTAGCCACGGTAACAGCTTGATCATCAGGGCGAACATTCCGCCCAGGAACATGACGGCAGTCGCTACAACCAGCGCGGCCAGAATGCCCAGCAAGGAGACGCCAGTCACCATTAGCATCAGAAAAAAGCCAAGCACAAAAAGTAGTTCCAGCATAGTCGCTCCCCATAAAGATGGAATTGCCCGGCGGCACGGCGCTTACCGGGTCTAGTCAGGTAGCTATTACAAAAAACATGCCAATATTTATATTATTGATATATAAAGAAAACACCCTGCAAGATTGCACAAGGCGTGGTGAGATTGACTAATTTTTGGCGAACTTTTAACGCTTGTCTGCGACCAGTTTTAGCGCCTGTTCCAGCACAGCAACATCCGCGCCGGCTTTATGAGCGTTTTCGCTCAGATAGCGACGCCACTGCCGCGCGCCTGGAATGCCCTGGAACAACCCCAGCATATGGCGAGTGATATGCCCCAGATACGCTCCCTGGCTCAATTCACGCTCAATATAGGGATACATAGCGCGAACTACCGTAACCGGGTCGGCATCTGTAGTATCGGCGCCAAAAATCTCCCGATCCACCGCAGCCAGTATACCCGGATTCTGATAAGCTTCGCGGCCAACCATGACGCCATCCATATGGCGCAGGTGCTCCTTCGCCTCTGCCAGCGATTTGATGCCGCCGTTGATGGACATGGTCAGGTGCGGAAAATCTCGCTTTAGCTGATATACGCGCGGGTAATCCAGCGGTGGGATCTCACGATTTTCTTTCGGGCTTAAGCCAGAAAGCCAGGCTTTGCGCGCATGGATAATAAACATCTCGCATTCGCCCTGACCAGAAACCGTATCGATGAAATCACACAGAAACGCATAACTGTCCTGATCGTCAATACCAATGCGGGTTTTCACCGTCACCGGAATCGAGACGACATCACGCATAGCTTTAACACAGTCTGCGACCAGTTGCGCATTGCCCATCAAACAGGCGCCAAACATACCATTTTGCACGCGATCGGAGGGGCACCCCACGTTGAGATTGATTTCATCGTAGCCACGCGCTTCCGCCAGCTTTGCACAATGCGCAAGCTGAGCCGGATCGCTTCCGCCAAGCTGTAGGGCGACCGGATGCTCTTCTTCGCTGTAAGCCAGATAGTCACCCTTACCGTGAATAATCGCGCCCGTGGTCACCATTTCGGTGTAGAGCAGCGTCTGACGAGACAGTAAACGCAGGAAATAGCGGCAATGTCTGTCCGTCCAGTCGAGCATAGGAGCCACACTAAACCTGCCACTCCAGTGATTGTCAGTATTTTCAGATATTGCGCTGGTTTGGCTGGTTTTTAGCATTTCAAGATTACCGTGCATTTTTTGACATTTGAGTATATTTTTATCTCATCGGGTTCCCACTCAGGCCCCCATACAAATGGGAACCTGAAATGACGAGATACTAGCATGGCATACTATAACATAGAGAAAAGACTAAAATCCGATGGTACCCCGCGCTACCGCTGCACAGTACTTATTAAGGAAAAAGGCGTTATCACATTCAGAGAAAGTAAAACTTTTCCAAAACAGGCGCACGCTAAAACATGGGGTACCCAGAGAGTGATGGAGCTTGATCTTCATGGTATCCCTTCCACAAGTGATGCTGATGGGCTTACTGTTCGTGATTTATTACAGAAATATATAAATGACCCCAATGCCGGTGGTAAAGCGGGTCGGACAAAAAGCTACGTCATTAATATGCTTGTAGACTGTGATATCTCGGCAATTCCTCTTACATCACTGAGCACGAATGATGTAATTGAACATTGCAGGCTGAGAAATAATGCTGGCGCTGGCCCTGCAACCGTCAGCCACGACGTAAGCTATCTAGGAAGTGTTCTGGACTCCGCAAAACCCGTTTATGGGATTAACTACACATTAAACCCAGCAAAAGATGCCAGGCCTTATCTTCTTAAACTTGGTCTGATCGGTAAATCAAACCGTCGTAATCGAAGACCAGCGTCTGAAGAACTAGACATGCTGATTGAAGGACTGAGAGAACGTTCAGAGCATAAAGGCTCCAAAATTCCTTTCGTCGACATACTTAAATTTTCCGTGTGGTCATGTATGCGGATCGGTGAGGTATGTCGATTACGCTGGGAAGACATCGATGAGCAACAGAAGTCTGTACTTGTAAGAGACAGGAAAGATCCCCGCAAAAAAGAAGGAAACCATATGAAAGTGGCCCTGCTTGGAGAAGCCTGGGACATTGTCCAAAAACAACCAAAGAAATCAGAATTAATTTTCCCGTATAACAGCACCTCTGTCACAGCAGGTTTTCAACGTGTCAGAAGCAAATTAGGTATCAAGGATCTACGGTACCACGATTTGAGAAGAGAAGGTGCCAGCCGCTTATTTGAAGCTGGATTCAGCATTGAGGAAGTAGCTCAGGTTACTGGGCATCGTTCCTTAAACGTTCTTTGGCAAGTATACACCGAGCTATATCCAAAATCGCTGCATAGCCGATTTGAGGAGCTACAAAGAAGTAGAAATAAGAGTTCTTAACTGTATTAGCTCGCCAACCTGCCGCAGCCTGTTCTGTCAGAAATGTGAAAAATCAGGGTGAAGATTTAATTAAACCTGTCACTTAACCTGAAGCAGGTCTTCATAGCGGGTGGTATACCGAGGCGAAAGCATTTCTCGCTTCATAGCCCACTTCTGCGGTATCCCCTGCCCGGGAATTTTCTGTACAGTGTCGACAACCCCACGTCATAAATAATCGCTACCTGCTGTCGCGGTACTCCTGCCCCAATCAGACGCCCGGCCTGCGCCCACTGTTCCGATGTTAGTTTCGGTCGTCGGCCACCAATACGCCCCCTCGCCCTTGCCGCCTCCAGTCCGGCGCGAGTTCTTTCCACAATCAGTTCCCTCTCCATTTCAGCGAGTGCGCCCATGACATGAAAGAAGAAACGCCCCATTGGTGTACTGGTATCGATGGAATCGGTCAGGCTGCGGAAATTAACACCGCGTTCGCGCAATTCTTCTACCAGAACGACCAGATGACGCATACTGCGCCCCAGACGATCGAGCTTCCATACGACCAGTGTATCTCCTGCAGTTAATGTCCGGAGCAGTTTTTTTAGCCCCGGCCTTTCTGCTTTAGTTCCGCTTATTTTGTCTTCAAATATCAGCTCACATCCTGCGCAATTCAGCGCGTTTCGCTGTAAATCGGTGTTCTGGTCATTTGTTGACACCCGTACATAGCCAATTTGCATGATAAGCACCCCGCAAAAGGCTGTGATCATGCCATTTACACTATATTTCTGCATTTTCAGAAACGTTGGTTTAGAAGAAACGATAAATCTGGCAAAAAATGCTGTTCCGGCGACACGCCGGGTTAACAGTAAACCACTGACCGGTGATATCACCCTGTGGGCGTCAGATGTGGGGGCCATTTCCGCCGATGCTGTCGGAGAAATTACCGATAACGGCACGATGGCATCAGCTAATACACCGGGATGGTGGCGGGTGGCAGTGTCCAACTCTGACTCAGTCGCTGATTTTCCCACCTATCCGGATGGCAGCAAGCTGTACAGCTACGGATATATGTTTGTTGAGAAAATCGGGGAAGTCTGGTTTCAGCACTATTATGCGCATATGGGCGCGAACGCAAAGCGCCAGGACTGGGGAACTGTACCGAATACCAGCCGCCCGTGGATTATTGACTACAACACAGCCAATAAACCTTCAGCGGGTGATGTGGGGGCATTGCCAATTACCGGGGGACAGCTTAGCGGTCCGTTAAGTATTGGTACTGACAATGCGCTGGGTGGTAATTCGATTGTATTCGGCGACAACGACACAGGAATTAAGCAAAACGGTGATGGCGTGCTTGATATTTACGCGAACTCCGCACATGTACTCCGCTTCATCAGTAGCCTTGTGGAGAGCATGACTCATCTGAAAGTAAACGGAAACGCTGTAGCCACAGGCGAAGTGCAGGCAGGAAATGGCTCATCGCGCATGGTTAATAACGGGGATATTTTCGGTTCGGTCTGGAACGGCTGGCTAAGTACACATCTGAATAATAATCTCGTCGCCGATATTCAGTTAGGGGCGGGCACTTCAGTTTCCACGTGGGATAAGGCAGGGTCATGGCCTAATACCCCTGGATATGTAGTTACCTCCGTCTGGAAAGATACAAACGGCGTTAACATTGATGGTGTTGATTATGCGCCTTTGCAAAAAAGATTAGGGATTCAGTGGTATACCGTACAAGGGGGAACAGCATAATGAAAAAATATCAGGATATTAAAAATTTCAGACTTATTGACGCGCCCGTAAACAGGGGTAAAACGCAGTCCGAAATAAATATAGGTGCATATTTTCTGGAGTCAGAAGACGGGCAGGACTGGTATGAATGTCAGTCATTATTTTCTGATGATACTGCAAAAATCATGTACGACCATGAGAGGGTTATCTGGGGGGTTGTTAATAAGCCAGTCCCGCAACGTGGCAACACATATGCTGTATCAATGCTGTGGCCGGTTAATATGTCTGTTGCGGAAATAGACGCTGCTGACTGTCCTGATGATTGCCGTGGTGATGGCTCATGGTTGTACAGAGATGGTAAGGTTTTACCCGTTCCGGTGGATTATCAGGCTAAGGCTACCGACACCCGGCAGAAACTACTTAACGATGCAAATAATATAATTAAGGACTGGCGCACAGAATTAACGCTGGGGATTATCAGTGATGAAAATAAAACTGCTTTGATTCTGTGGATGAATTATATCAATATTCTTAAAACGTTGGATTTAACAGACGTTTCAGACGAGGCCACCTTCGCAGCAATCAGGTGGCCTGCATTACCACAATAATACTACTAACTTGCAGGTTTTTAGGCGTTAATTTGGTTCTGGTATCTACACGAGTTCATTCAGATACAAGTAAATTTCCTGTAGAGAATAAAAGTATCCACACTTATTATTCTATTTTAAAGTAAATACTTGCTTAACAATCAGTAGATAGTCAAGAAAAATTTTCGCTTCTGCTTTATCCTGGTAAAAGGAACGCTGTAAAAGTTAGGAAGGAAGCATAATTATCAACTATGTGGATAATATTATGAATAAATTTAACAGTGTATTGTTAGCGCTGATTTTTACTATATCAGCCATAACATTTTCTTCATCTGCAATGGCCACTGAAAGCGGTAATAAAGCATTCCCGGGCATTTCGTTTCCGTGGTGTAAAATCTGGCCGCCAGATACATTAATCCCAGAACTACCATGGGGTAAAATATGCTGGTAAACGAAATAACTTTTTATTAACCAAAGGAATTAATTACCGCGTAAACAAGTAATTTTGTGATACATGGATAATTAAAGTACCACAGTAACGACTACTGACTGGCTGGCTTATCCGGCCAGTCAGGTTTTGATGTGTCCACCCGACTGACCAGAACGCTGTATTGCTCCCAGACCTTCAATCGTTGCCGTTCCTCATCGGTTGCGATACCCAGCTTTACTGCACGCGCAAGTGGTGTAATAACGGTCTCGGCCTCTTCGAGCAGTTTGACCTTTTTCGCTTCTGCCTGCTGACGTAGCTCCTCCGGCGAATAAATACGTTTACTCACCTGCTCACCATTAAACATCCAGCGTCCTGATACATCCGCCCGGCGATTAGCTGTGATATCTGGTAACTCAACAACGCTGCACCCTTCAGGATTTATTGCCGAAACATCTTTGTTAATATCCACAATAATATTATTTTTATCGTAGGCAATTTTTAATGAGTCGGCAGAAAATTTCTTCTGTTCCTCATACCAGTTTTTACCATCTTCATCAAACAGCCACACCACACCAAATTTTTTAGTGAGTTGATACTGTTCAGGCGTTTTTGGATTACCGGCTACGATATTTTTCAGATGCATCATAATTAAATACTCACCACGTTATACCACTGGTTGCCAATTAATTTCTGTATTGGGCGTCTGTGCGCCCCATCAACCAGTTCATCACTATTGCCATTAATGATACCGGTTATTACGTAACCAGACGTGTCACTGAACCCCGGACCGTTCCATACCTGTCCATATTGCAGGCTACCCAGCCTGATATCCTGCACGTAACGGCTGTCAAAGTTGGAATAGCTATTCGGTTCCATCTGACCATTTACTCTGAACGAAATACTGCCATCTGTATTTCGCTGGCTGTAGAACTGCCATCCCTGATCGTCATCCAGTTCAATTACTGTGGGCCTGTTTACGTCGCCCCATAAATTAAACGTGGCTGTCATTGTCGAGTTATTATTACTCGTCAGTGAAAGCCGTTTCCCGTCACCTGCTCGTATGCCACCATTAGTGAGAACATCTACTGACATGTGCAGCCCGGAATTGTCGATATAACCGACCCGGGCATTGTTGGCGTAAATACCCAGAACGCCGTCGCCATCCTGTTTAAACCCGGTATCGTTATCACCGAGCACAATCGAATTACCGCCCAGACCATTGTCAGTACCAATGCCTAACGGGCCATTTAGTCGCCCACCGGTAACAGGTAATGCACCTACATCACCGGCAGTGGGTTTATTTATAGTGTTGTAATCACGTCGCCAGCCCGGAGAGTAGCCTTCTCCGTTATCGATATACGTAAACTGAGCGCTGGCAACCCCTCCTCCTGACGTTGTTGTGGGGGTAGTGACGCGTATTGTCATTGCGCCACTAAATCCCATCACCTCAACAACTGCACCGGCCAGACAGATATTGCCACAGCCAGTATCCGTGATGGTTTTGTTGTCGGCGTAGCTCCATGAACCCCGACACATCCAGTACCGATGATTAAATACGCCTTGCGACTCCAGCCAGGCGATAAATTCTGCCGTAGTCCACGGATTGCTGTCACCTCCGATATGAATCCCGCCACTAAATGCCAGCGCCGCCCCGATATTCTGTGCAAATAACCCCTTGTCCGGAATGTCGGCGCCGTTCTGGTCTTTTTGCAGTGCGCCCGCAGCCAGATTTATCGTTTCTCCTAAACCAACGTTTTGGAGAAACAGCGGCTTATTCGGGATGTCCGCGCCATTCTGATTTTTTTCAAGACGGGTTTTAACCTGTTCATCGATCAGCCTCCCAATGGCGGCGTGAAGCTGCGTATGTTCGCCTTTACTGAGTGGTATGCCGGCGGCTTCAATAACCGTGCAGACCTCTTCCTGCACTGCATCCCACATATCACTGTTGAGATCCGTTGCGCGGCGGCCCGTGGCGGGATCACCATTCGTAAATCCGTTTTTTCCCTGACCAAATTTATCTTTTTGCGCGGTGGGCGTATCAATTCTGTGCATTCTCTTTTCCTTCCGGATAAGCAAAAACAACAACCGTATGTGACGGACAAAGCTTATCAATCACACATTCAGCAACAGTATCGCCCCACGTTCTGATCGCAGAATCGCAGGTGCTTGTACAGGTCTGCCAGCTGATGTTCGCATCAGCCGGAATATTCACACGCCAGTAGTAACGCCAGAATTCCCCCCATTCAGGATCGGGTGTGCTGTCGAGATTCTGAAACTGCTCAATGGTGGCAGCGGTATACCCCAACGCATCAAGCTGCTCCCGATAAAACCTCTCGTTTATACCACCGGCAACATTCGCCTTTGCATCCAGACGTTGCTGACGCTGCTGTAATGTCTGCACGCCTTCCGGTGCACAGGAATCAGGCAGGCCATACAGCTGTTCATAACGGTCTATGAGTTCCGTAGTTCTGGCCGGGTCAATTTCAGCCATCAGTTCATCCGCTCTCTGATGTACCCGGTTCAACGACGGCGCCAGCCCTTCAATCAGTGGATTTTCTCCGTCCCAGGCAGGTCCTTCCGGCAGAAGGTGATAAAGTAACTGCGTATATTCGTCCTGCAACGCCATAGTTATCCGTTCTCCCCGGTATAGGTGGCCCAGGTTATATTCCCCAGGACAGGAAGTTCAGTTTTTCCCAGAACCACATCTGCCGCCGGCACACGTAGCTGATGTGCCACTTCCCCGGTCGCCAGGCTTATCGCCTCACTGATTCGCGAAACATAAATTTTTCCGGACGGCGCGCCATCACGCAGCATCAGCGCATTTAGCTCCGCAATAATGGCAGTACGAATTTCCGGGGTATCTTTGGCCAGTGCGACTGTTACCGGAATGCTTTTTTCAGTGGCAGCGAAAACAAAGAGTCCGCCGCCAGCCACAGGTGCCAGCGGCAAAATATGGTCACGTACAGCCTTAACGAGATCGTCGCCAGGAGCCGGATTAACCGGGTTACTGGTAGCCACCATCACACCAACGGTGCCGGTCCCCTTATAATGGCGGAATGTCCACGCACGGGTTATTCCTGCGATTTCCTTTGCCCAGATGACGTAATCAGGATCAGCGCCCCCCTGTGGTATCCAGTAATAGCGCTCCATGACACGCGCGCGCCACGTTTCAGGCTCCTCTGTATCAGCCCCACCGGTCAGAGTGTCAGCGTAACCTGTAGAAGGAATACCAGTAATCGGCGTGCCAAGGCGTAACGCCGTACCATCGTCAGTATTACCGGCAGTTCCCGCCACATCAGCAATAACCGGCACACGTAACAGGCCGCCGGAAGCTTTCACCGTCTGCAGGGTCGTGAATGTAACCTGATCATCCCGCTGAATCTGTGTACCCGCGGGGATCTCCGGCGTTCCGGCAATACCATCCCAGCGTGCAAATCCCTTCGCAGATACGGCATTTTTCCTGGGACAACGCTTAATCCTCGCGTGACGGTAAAGCCAGTCCTCATCACACATATCAGGCAGCATATTCCGGGCCAGATAATCGATATAACCATACAGCGTATGTACGGCAGCAGCCTGTACCCGGCTGTAAACCTCGGCATCCATGCGACGTAACACAACATCCTGCTGAAAACGGGTCAGTAAATCGCTGCGAATGGTAGCAATCAATTGAGGAAGTTCAGGACGTGCAAATTGACTGTCAGCCATTAAGTTCGCTCCATATATCATCGAATGTAATATTGTGAATTACCCCGTCCCGCTGATATATCGTCACGCCAGCCGCCAGGGTATCTGTTCCTGTGCGTTCAGATGTCACATCAATACGTGCCGCCACGCCATCGTCTGTCATCCACGCCAGCGCCTGCTGCATGTATTCGCGGGCATCCTGCGGCGTTTTATTGGTGAGTTTGCGGCGTTTCAGCAGGTAGAGGCGGGAACCGATGCGGTCATTCTGAACAGCAGGCCAGGTGTCCCCCCACCAGCCGTATGGCTGTGGGGTCCTGTCATCCCGCTCCGCCCGGCGCCAGGTAAAAAGAGAAATCACCACTGCCCGCGTCAGAAGGTCGAGCGAAGCCGTGGCATCCTTACGGATTCCATTAACATAAAGGATCATGGTGTCAGCTCATGGGTTGGCCAGGCTTATCGGTTATACCGCCGCCATCGCCATTTTCTTTATGGGTATGACCGTTATAGATCGTGCGCATTTCAGCCATCGTTTTTCCACTGCTGTCACAGTTGTCCCTGATATCGCCAGTGGATTCGATCGGCATTTCAAAACGTGCTTTAGTGGCATTCGTGAAAATAACTGGCTTTCCGCCGCCATTTACCACTATTCCGGCGCGGGTTAATGTGACCGACAGCCCCTGATCGTCATATAGCGCGACTTCCCCGCGCGCCAGCCCTTTCAGTCTGAAGCGGCGGTCAGCCACAACCACAGCCACTCCGTGCGAACGGTCACCGCCGGGAAACAATACCACCGCTTCTGCGCCATTCTGTGCTGCAGAAGTGAAACCGTAAGGTTCAAGATGCTCCACATTCTCTTTTTTTTCACCGGCAATAAGTTTCAGTCCGGCAGTCTGGCATTTTCTGACGGTATCAATCGCGGTAATGACTGCGCGCGTTACCATGTTCTGAAGAGGATGGTTAGCCATCAGAAATCCGCCTCCTCACTGACTTTTTTCTTCGCTTTCGGCCTGAATGGTTCAGGAAGATAAGCATCCGCAGGCCCCACCCGGATTTCGGTCAGGGTGCCGTTATTGTCCTGGCTGTACGTCACTTCGGCGATCACCAGCGTTTCATTGTCAAAACCGTTCAGCGGGTCATACACCACCACGGCCTGATTCGGTTTCCACAATTCGCCATTCCCCTGTCTCCATCCCTGTACGGTATAGGTGGTTTCCAGCGTTTTCGCCGCACGCTGACGGGCTTCAAATTCACAGCGGGATTTGCAGCTGTCAGTTGTGGCAGTTCCTGACTGCTGAATGGTGTGGGGACGATACCGCGTGACGCCTGCATCACCAGTACTCTGCCGGATAGCAGCAATGGTTGCCTCGCCGAAATCGTCATCCGTACCAGGACGCTGCCCCGTAACCAGATAACTGGAGAAACGCTCGCGAACACTACGCTCGGTATCACAGGAAAGAATATTCTCGCCAAGTACCAGTGCCGTTGCTGCTTTCATACTGCCCGGCCTGCCGAGAACCAGCCGTCCCCGTTCGTCGTCATATGCCAGCGCCTGAGCCTGTCCAAGCAACCTGTTCAGACAGTCCACAACCGTTTCACCATGTTCCGGCTGAGCCTCAATAACGGCGGCTGCCGGCGCGCCTGCATCAACAACGTCCACGCCGAATGGCCGGGCAAGTGCGCTGGCGATCAGGAATAAATTTTTCCCGTTATGCTGTGCAGGCGATGCAGAACAGTCGATAAGATCTGCCGTTTTGCTGCGCCCGACAATGCCCGTCATAATGGTCTGCGCATCATAACGTAGTGGCAACGCCTCAACCCAGCCGGTAATGACTAAATCATCGCCAATGAGTACCTCTACAGCGTCACCATTTTTTACTGGCGGTACGCCTTCTCCACCAGGCCACTGCCGGGTGATCGAGACATTAAAGTCCCGGGCAATACGGTCAATGCCCGCACTTATCCGTACTGACGTCCATCCTCCCCAGTCACGCCCGTTGACGCGTAAAAAAACCGTATTATTCATCGTACCGGAACCCTCAGCGGCTCAACCGGGATAAATCCTGGATGGGGAACGGGATTACGAGTGAGGATGTCAGATTCCCGCCCGGCGTCGTCATACCAGGTCGCAGCCAGTACCAGTGCAGGCAGAACATCATCAGGCGTTCGCAATGCAGTACGTTCAACCTGTGCCAGTCGTGCAGAAATATCGCGATTGAGATCCGTGCGCATAACGGAAATTTGCTGGAAAAGCACATCATCCCGGATACGCAACTGCTCCTGGTCAATCGCAGCATTGAGCGCGGTCCGGATAGCTTTCAGATCTTCATAATTCGGTGGAGAGCTGCCATTACTGACTGTCTGTACACCATCCAGCGCCGGGTGCATGACAGTGATAATGTCTGAGTCACGGCCTGTTCCTGCAGGCTGATTTACGCCCCGGACATCAGGTACATCACGCGGCTGCTTCAGTGTTGTCACGGCGTGGACGGCTGTGCTGATGGCTGTTGTCCTGATGGCGGCTGCGATCATATTGCGTTGCATTTTCTGTTTCGCAGCAGATCCGGAGTCAGTAGGCCAGGTGCCACGGGGGGAAAGACCGGGATCAAGCGTGATACCTGACATCGTTTTTATCATCGTGACCAGATCCGATGTACTGCCTCTGAGCCTGTCACCTGAGCGCCAGGCTTTTTGCAGTGCGTTAACGAAATCACTTGCGGCGCCCGGTGGCATCAGAATGACAGACAAATCCCCCTGTAACAGCCGTATTGCGGCAGACACGCCGGAGTCAACCATCCTGAAAGCATCGGCAACATCGCCCAGCATGGAGGCAGCATCGGCAATGACATCGTTCTGGATAAAATCAGAAATACCTGACAACGAGAATGTGGAAAACATACTGTCAATCGCGTCGTCGAAAAGCCCGCCTGACGTTTCCAGGCGCTTCTCCGTTGCCATTCCTGCCACCGGAAAAGAAAGTTCACCACTTTCCACAAACTGAAAGGAGACACGACACATGCGCCCTTCTGTACTGCTGTGAGTGATCCTGACCTGTCCGTCAATGCTGCCCTGCATTTCGCCATACTGCGGATGGACCAGCGTACCAGGACCTGCGGTTTCAATGGCACCAATAAGACGATCCCGCTTGTCGGCGTAATCATCACCGACAAGATAAGCATTTATCGTCAGGCGGCGCGTGGCGCGACCTAAATCCTCCGTCCAGGGCTTATCCCTGTTCGGATATTCATGTACCTGTACGCGGCGTCCAAACGTGCTTTCATCATCTTCAACGGAGAAAGGTACTCCACGAAATGATGCATCACGCAGGCGGCCGCGCCAGCCTGTTGAGGAGAAAAAAGCCATATTTACCCCATAAGAAAACCTGCCGGAGCAGGTTTATCGTGATGTACGAAAGGGTGAGTACCCCACATCATGGCTGATGTTCATCAATGGATTACCGGATTTCGGTATATCAGTCACACGCATACCTTGTGGTGCATTCTCAAATGTCACTTTGAGTTCACTGCGCTGTGTTGATGGCGGGACAGCTCGCTCGAGTACGCCAGAACGCCGGGTCAGTGGCACATAAGGTTGATAACGCCCCTGCGGAATCGGGGTGTCCATACCAAGAAGCTCTTTGAGTCTGGGAATAAAACCGTTATACCCGCGTTCACGCTCCTTCGTTTGCAGCTTCTGTACAGCGAATGTGCCAGCATCCATACCCGCATCCTTCGCCCCCTGCTCCAGATCCTTAAGCTCTTTAAAGAGTGAAACCGCCACGCCAATTGTCAGAGTCATGGCCCCCATCCGGCCAATTTTACCCAGCAGACCGGAAAGCCGTCCGGCCAGCCGGACGGACTGCTGCAGGGCACCAATGGTCCTGACGGTAAAAGAACCAGCCATAACCAGACTAATCCCTTTAATCACCGTTTCCCATCCGCCCATCTCCTGCGCAACGTTATCGATCTCCTGCCATACCGCCTTAATCACCGGAGCAACATCGTCCCAGTTCTCAATGATCAGCATAGCGCCGGCCGCCAGCGCCGCAATGGCGACTTTCGCCGGAGAGAGATTAATGACACTGTTCAGGATTTTGGCAGCCCGGGACAGGCTGCCGATGGATACGCCAACAGCCAGCAGCGCCGCGCCGAACTTCGCAGCAGACTGAACCAGTTCAGGATTCGCGCGAACGAATGTCCGGAGCTGCTCCAGGTAAGGCATGACCGCTTCTGCGGCTTCGTTAATGGCGGGCAGAAAAGTATCACCCAGCGTCACCGAAATCGCATTGACGCTGTTTTTCAGCAGAACCAGCTGGTTTTCTGTTGTGGCCGCGCGGGATGCGTATTCCTTCTGCATCGAGCCGCCATATTCCTGGGCATCAGCCACACGATCAAAATTGGTGCGTAACAAATCCAGGTTGGTCAGCAGCGGGGCAATCGCGCTAAGTGACTCCTTGCCAAACAGTGCATTCATGACGGCGGCCTGTTTAGCTTTTGGCACTTTCGCGAGCGAGTCCAGCACCTTCAGCATGGCCCCGCGCGAATCCTTTTGCATATCCTCAGCGAGTTTCCGGGGATTCAGCTTCAGGAAAGCCATAGCCTGTTTCTGGGCTTTGGTTGCCGAATTACCTGCGGTTAACGACAGCATGAAGTTTTTGATGCCGGTTGAGGCAATTTCTGATTCAACCCCCATCCCGGCAATGGTGGCGCCCATCGCGGCAATTTCGCCGGATGCCACTCCGGCAACACCGCCCAGCGGACCAATCCGCGTCACGATATCAGAAATTTTCTTCGCATTTGCCGGGCCGGTATTCCCCAGATAGTTGATTTTATCGGCCAGGACAACCACGTCTTCCTGCGTCAGTTTGAACGCTGTCCGCCACTGCGCCATCATCTGACCGGACTCTTCGGCAGTGGTATCAAACGCCACACCCATTTTCACTGCGTCGTTCGCAAACTGCATCAAATCGCCGCGGGCAATGCCTGCCTGCCCGCCCGCCGCCACGATCTCTGCAATTCCCTCCGCCGCCATCGGTAACTGTGTGGACAGCGTCAGGATATCGTCACTCATCTGCGCGAATGCTTTTTTATCATCCAGGCCGTCAACCACCTTCCTGATGTCAGCCATTTTTGACTCAAAGCCGATCGCAGCATTCACGGGCAGCGCCAGCGCCCCAAGAACAGCGGTCCCGGCAGCGGCAGCACCGATCGCCAGCCCGGCCATTTCTTTCTGAAATCCCTTCAGTTCCCGCTGCATCCCTTTCAGCGGACCCGATAACTGGTCAACGGCAGTGATAATGGCCTTTAACTGGAAACTGTCAGCCATGCTTCATTTCCTCATTGATACGGACAGCCTCCGACTCCAGCTCCAGAAAATCGGATATCGCCGCCCGCCGGAGCTCCAGGGGATTTATTCGCCAGAAGTATGCGGTGTTGTAGACCCGCTTTCTGAGTCCTCCTCCGTCTCCGACCGGGTAAAAAAATTGAGGATCAACATACAGGCTTTGAAAATATCCAGTTTTGCCAGTTGCGCTGCCGAGGAGCGTGGAATACCTGCCAGCACAGGGATATATTTCAGCGCAACCGAACTGTCCAGCCGGACGCCGCCGTCACCGGAAACGGTGAACGGAAAACCAATGGCTTCGATTTCATCGTAGGACGGTTCGCGCAGCTCCAGCACATGAAGCTTTTCGTTATGCGCCATAATCGGCTTTTTGAGCACAAGTTCTTTTATCACTGGTAAAATCCCTCCTCACCGTGGAACTCAAGATCCACGGTGCCCTCTTCCGGGTTATGGTTGGCTTCGCCGTGCAGCCAGGCGTTTGAGAGAACATACACCTGACCATTTGCCAGCTCTGATGTGATTGTCATGACATCAGAAGACGTAATTTTATCGACCGGGAAGTTTTTCGGCACTTTGGCGGTCACCTTCGTATACGGTGCCCGGCTGGTTTCCTTGTAGTCAACGGAACCATCCAGGCCAATCACGTCGTCACGAACTTTGGTGTTCATGGGGACTTCAATCCCTCCGGTTACCGACAGTTGCTGTCCATCGATTTTGAAATACGTTGTTCCCGCAATTTTTCCCATTATGCAGCCTCCTCGCTGTACTGCAGACGGAACTGGTTAAGCACCGCAAACACACGTAACTGATTGACATAATCAGGCGGAAACAGCACATCCAGGCGGTTCGAATCGTTCGCGTTACGCTCCACTATCAGATGTTGCTGGAACAGATCGAAGTTTTCCACGATGCCTTCCCGCTCCAGCTGGCGATATGTTGATCCCAGCTCACCACGGATAACGGCAGGCGTGACAATGGCCTGACCAGGCCCGAAACGCGTACCATCATTAGCAAGTTTATGGCGCCCGTATTTACTGGTAATAACAGATTTCAGACGGCGCAACACATAAGCACTGGTATGCAGCGTCTCGCTGTCAAGGTAGCTGTTATCCGCCACACCATACGCATTTTTCCTGTACGTCGTGATATCCCGCTGAATACGCAGCACGCCGCTTTCCACATACGCCGTTGCCACACCGTGGGAAAGTAACGTCTGCTGTTCAGTCGTCGTGAAGCGTTTGCCTTTCGGTGCCGGCAGCATGTCCACCAGTTCCCCGGTCTGGGTCGGGCGCGCCGGATCGTTACGGATAAAAACCGCAGCACGGGCAGTACGGCTTGCAGCCAGTTCATCAGCAGGCGTCTGGGTGTCTTTCTCATAGCCCGCCAGGGTGATGTGCTGCAGGTTAAACTGGTCACCCGCGGCCACAAGCTCCGACAGCGTCCCCGTCTTCGCCGTATAAACGTGACCATACAACTGCCGGACATAACTCCAGCGACCGCTGGAATCATTCATTTCAGTTGCCATTGTGTTCACCGATGCCGTGTCGTTAAACGGAAGGCCGATATAATCGAACGGCTCATCTCCCATCGCTGCCACCGCGTCGTTAAGAGCTGGCGCACCAGCCCCCTTCACGCCGCTGGCAACCGTAATATTCACACCCGCCGGTAACACCTCCCCACCGCCAAAGCCGTAATAATTGAGAGTGACCGGAATTTCATTTCCATATAACCCCTTGTGGCGCGCAGTCAGTGTCACCACCCCCGCTTCTGATGTTGCCGTAAAGGGAAGATCAGGGTTTGCATTGACCGCATCCTTAATGCTCACAGCCACCGCCGCAGCGTCATCACCGCTGGTCACGGGAGCCTGAACGCGGGTTCGGCCGGTATAGACATTCACTGTTCCGGTTTCCGTCGCTTCGCCAGTTACCGTCAAAGCGACGGTTGCTGCCGCGCCTGTGGATTCCGGTACGGCAATAACATACAGTTCGCCAAATGGATCGGTCTTACGGTACGCCCCGACCATACGGGCCAGCTGGCTTCCTGCACCGCAAATCTGACGGGCATAATCAACCGATGACACCAGAACAAGACTGTTGACGGCAATTGACGCATCATTGCTGGCGTGACCAATCAGCAGTGATGCCCCGCTGTCCCGGGCGGTATTTGCCGCCGAGTTATCCATCTCGGCATAAAACAGCGGAACCCGCGTATCTGACGGAATGGAATTAAAACTAATCGCCATTTGTTTTCACCTTTTTATTCGTGCGCCGGACATCACCAGCGGCCTCGCGGCGCAGCCAGTAGTTATTCTCATCAACATTTCGACCTCCTTCAGGTAAAAGGTCGCCACGGGCCGGATCGGGAACCGATCGCCCTTTTGCGGGTTTCACAAACATGGTTTATTCCTGAAATGTAATTTCGGTGTGGTGCTCGATGTCGCCATCTGGCCCGGTACCGGGTTCGATAAAATCAACATCAATACTGAGCGTTTTAAGGTCAGGCAGGCCGTCCAGATCATCCTGCTGGCGGGTGTCTGTTTCGGTAATTTCATACTTCACCGTGAAGTCGAACTGGTAATACAGTTCGTGGCGGTTCAGATCGAGAAGCATCCCACCCGCATACTGAATTTCATGCGCCTGCGGATCCGGCTCCCACCCCAGCAGCGCCTTCCAGATTTCCTGCCTGACGTCGTGAACTGCGTCGTAAGAAGCCCACTGCCCTTTTTCATCCCGTTCGTTGCTGAGTACCACGATGACGGAAAAACCCTCCGTCAAATCCTGCCAGTAGTCGGTCTGCGATTTCTGCTCACCCGTGACGTCTTCGGCTGGCACAACATACGCGGCTGGTAGTCTGAGCTTTCCGGCCTCCGGTATCGCTTTAAACTGCGCTGCGCCACCCACACGGTTTTCAAACCGAGGGCAACGGCTGCGAAGTGCCGCAATAATCGGGGTTAATTTCACTTTTTCTTCCTTCGCTGAGGACGGAGTGATTTTCGCAATTCGCGGGAGAGCACATAACGTGTCCAGCTGCGGCGTTTATCCAGAACCTCAGTCATGTAGTTGTTACGTGGTTCCACACGCCAGCCGCTGCCGCCTGATGCGCCGCGATGATGGCCTTTCTTACGCTTCGCCCCACGGCGAACACCGTAGAACAGAAAGGCGGGGTAAAAGGCACCGTTGATATGCCGGTTGCCCTCGCCGTTTTTCTGGTTAGGCGCGATCTTCACCATGAGCCCCGGACGTTTTTTTGACGCACGGGGTACGTAGTAGCCGATAGAACGCGCCAGCTGGCCGGTGCGGTACGAGGGGTTTTCGCCTGGCTTCGAGCGGCCACGTTTCATGACCAGTCGCCGCGCATCACGCATGTGCACCTGACCAATTTTGACGAACGCCCGTCGCATTCTCGCCCGGTTAAACACCAGTTCTTCCGGCTGTACGAAATCAACGTGTAAATATGCTTTCTGCGGCATAGTCACTCCCGTTATCGGTACCCAGCGCTTCGCACTCAAGCAACAGAAAGCGGCGTTTACTGTTCAGATCACGGACCCGTTTAACCCGATAAGAAATATCGTCGTGGAGCACTTCATGATCGGCGGTGATACCGCGGCGAAAACGGATGGTGAAATAGTGCGTCACTCTGTTTTCTATCTGCACAGACCCCTGATAAGCTGCCGCGCCGGGTTGCGCTTTTTTGGCCCACGTCCGGATCTGCTCCGGGTACGTCGGCGTTACGCCAAAGTCATCAGCCGGAACATCGACACGCCGCCGGATAACAATGCGCTGGTCAAGTTCGCCTGGGTCGGGCAAAAGGTATGTGGCGCTGGCCTGCGCCTGCCTGAGTTTCATAGCGGGATGTACCTGTATGGACCGACGAGCCAGTTAAAGCTCATCGGCAGTTCGACTTTCTCCACTTCGGTGACGGTAGAACGATTCTCGTAGAAGTGCGTCACCAGAAGCAGCATCCCCATCCTGATGTCATCCGAGAGAATAAGCCCATCCGGATCGTCGGCTGGCACCCCCGCCTCCGCCGTATAAAGTCTCCGGTTCAGAAAATTTTCTGTCCTGGCCTGAACCGCCCGCCCCAACAGCTCAAGAAATTTATCTTCATCGGCGTAATCCTCATCCAGCCTGAGCTGCGACTTGATCTCCTCAGGAGAAAGCAACATAGGATCCTCCTGCGCCCGCCGGGTGGCGGGCACAAAAAAACCGCTTAACGCGGCATGGTTTGTTCAGAGGTGAGAGGGATTAGCTGCTTGCCGAGCCTTTGCCCACCAGCGCTTTAATCGCAGAGGTATCTTCGAGAATACAGTCAAAGCGATGGAACGCCAGGAAGCCGGTCTGGTCGAATTCCGCGTAACGCTCCACCAGGCGCTTCAGGATCATGTAGCGAACACGGCGGATAATGAAGCGGTCGAAGTCGCCACAGAACATGAATTTTTTGCCCGCGCCAATATCATCGATCTCCTGATCAATAACGTACGGAACATTCAGCACTGATGCTGGCGCCACGCCGACGATATCAGGCAGCCAGAGTGGACGGCCCTGACCATCTTCCATCTCGCTGATGAGTTTCAGCGTATTGTCATTGAACGCCAGGCGGAACTTCGGCCCGCGGCGGTACGCCGGATCAATACTGTGTTTCAGCGCCAGAATTTCTTGCCATTTAACAGCTCCGGCAGCGGCCGTCTGCGTAGTGCCGGTTACGGATGCTTTCAGACCCTTAGGCTGTTTTGGCGTGCCGGTGCCGGTCCCCTGAATAAGGTAACGCGCTTCACCGCGGCCAATGCGCTCCGCAATACGGCGGGCGAGATAGGCTTCCATGTCGATCGCACTGTCCTGTAGCAGCTCGTTGGATACGCGGATAATTTTGGATGTCATTTTCAGCGCGCCCAGACTATCCATACCGAATTCGGTATCTTCTTCACCCGCTTCTTCGTTTTCACCCAGCAGCACACCCACTTCAGCGGTACCATCAGCAGTGGCCCATTCCATAGTGCGCCCATCGGATGTAGTGAGGATCTGCGCCACGCTGGCAATACCACCGTAGGCTTTCATCTGTTCGACCACTTTCGCCAGAAAGGTATCAGGCACGGTATAGCCGCCCTTTTCATCCGGCGCCACACCCTGCGCACGCAGTTCGCGTAAGGCTTTGCGCTCTTCGGAACTCAGTTCGCTGGCGCCGTGACGCATCCATTTATCAAAAATCTGGCCGCGTTTTTCGTCCTGCTGCGGGTCTTTATCAGGATCCTGATTATTGCGCTGCTCTTCCTCGTTTTCATCAACGTAGGTCTGGTCCTGGCGGCGCAGCTCTTCTTCGCGGGCGATGCGCTCGTCGAGTGCTTCCAGTTCAGATTTTGCCTTGTTCCATTCGGTACGCTGCTCATCCGTCCATGAGTTATCGCCGATTTTTTCGTTCAGCGCGCGCATGTCGGTCGCGATGGTGTTACGTTTTTGTTTCAGTTCATGCAATTTCATGGTTTTTCCTTACGCGTTAAGAAGGGTCAGGACGCGCTCACGCGCCATTCGTTGGTTAATGGCTTTCTGCAGTGCGCTACTATCGCGCGCCTCCTGCCAGGCTTTCATAGAGCGGACGGCGGAATCTGCCTCCTGATACGCCGGATATGTCACAGGGCTGACATCCAGCAGACGGGAAAAACGGGTAATCTCACGAATCACCACACCATCCTCGTCCTGGTACCATTCCTCTCCGTCGCGGGCGACGCGAAATGCAAAAGAGGACTGGTTGATATCCCCGCGCTGCATTGGTGCCAGCACCAGATCACGGATTGTCTGAGTTTCTGGCGCGGTAACGTCATAACGCAGCCCCCGCTCATCAACCGTCAGTGCCAGCGTGCCCGCACTTCTGCGACCCAGGATAAAATTGGGGTCATGGTTGAATAACGCCCGTACATCGTCATTCAGCACTTCATCAAACGCACCGGGCCGGATGATTTCGCGAAACGAACCGAAAATCAGTTCAGAACGGCTGTCAAAGACCGAACCATACCCGATGATCCGGCTGGGCTCGCTGTCGTGCGTTTCTGCGCGCACCTCACCGCTGTAACAGCGAATTTCACGTTCACTCATCTTGAGTGTTCTCCTGGGTTGTGGATTTGTCTGGCCGGGAGGCGTTAACGCTGACCAGCATTTCATCAAGGCCGTCTTTCGGATTCATATCCTCAAACGCGCGTGCTTCGTTGCGGCTCATCCAGCCATCGGTGATAGCGAAGTGATAGAACTCCGCGCGCTCTTTGGCAGTACCGCGCAATAAGCCCGCCAGGTTAAAGCGCACGTAATACCCGGCTTCCCGTTCGGCGCGGGTGAACAACCGACGGTTAAGCTCCTGCTCCCAGTTCGTCACCCACGGCATCATTGTGTAGCGAACAAACTGAATCGCCTGTTCGGAAATATTGGAGAAGGTGGCTTTTTCGAGGTCGTTGATCATGTGCGCCGGCACGTTGAAAATCCCGGCAATCATGGAACGGTTGAGCTTCATCATGTCGATGAGCTGGGCATCGACCGGGGAAACCGTCAGCGCTTTATAATCCAGTTCAGCCGGGAGCAACATTGTCCTGTTTTCCTGGCTGCGCAGCATCGCCGTGGCTTTTTGCCACATCTCTTTCAGCCTTTTCCAGGAGCCGTCATTCAATTCTCCTTTTACTGAAACTATGCCCGCTGGTCTGGCGTTACCGCTGAAAAAACTTTCCGTGTATTTCTGCCCGCTCATACCCATACCGATGGTTTCGGCGTGCTGAAGAACCGGACTGAGCCCCATTTTCTGATCGTTACCCAACGCCCTGACGTGGATCATGTCATCAGGATTAATGGCAAAGGAACCTTCTTCGTTATACACGCCGTAGGTATAGCGCCCGCCGGTGTTCAGCAGCGTTGTTTCCCACGGCATACAGGCTTCAAGGCCAGTGACTTCACAGGTTCGGCGGTGACGGAGAACTCTGGTATATCCGTTACCCCAGCCCAGAATGTGACGTTGTTTGAGCTCGCGCCATTTATAGCTTGTCTGCCAGGAATTGGGTTCGTCATGAACCAGGTAAAAGGCAGGATGGTCGCGGGCAGTTTCAACCTTCTTCCCGGTTCGCCGCATGACGTGCAGGGGCATCTGCGCAACGTTGGATGAAATAACGTAGATACATGCATACACCGCCGCCAGTTTCATTGCCGTCCGGGGGTTAACAATCACATCACCATTAAAGATCCCGTCGTTTTCGACCGCTTCAACGGTGACCGGAACAGCTGGGTTTTCCAGCGAGTTGCTTCTGAAAATGGCATCAATCAGCATGTTTTTATTCTCCTGGCCGCCAGTAGTGCCCACAGCAGCAGGCCACTACCACCAGCCATAAGAGCAACCGCCGCGCCAAATTTGAGGTAAATACCTCCCACCAGCGCGCCGAAGCCTGCCACCCCGGCCACATCGATAATTAGTGATTTCACAGGAATAACAGTTCCTCATCAGGATCGAGGTTAGAAAGGAAGTCTTTCGGCTCGTTCAGCATTGCGCGGCCAACACCCATCATCAGGCCAACTGCACCATCAATTTTGTTGCCTGCGCCTTCTTTCACCGGGCGAACAACATCGTCGCTACCAGGCAGGTACTTGCCAACCACGTTCGAAATACACCAGGTCATCAAGGGATTACCGTCATGATGGAATCGGCCAGCAGCGATCGCAGCCTCAATCTCACGCATCGGGTCGCTCATGTTCGTGTAGTTCTGGGTAATGGTGACAGGTTCAAGCCCTTCATCCTGCAGCATATGAGATAGGCCGGTTGCACCGTAGGGGTCAATCGGACTCGCGGCTATCTTCACCGTTTCCCGTAATTTCAGGATCGCTTCCAGGATAAGGCGGTAATCCACTTCTGCACCGTCTGACGGAACCAGCACGCCCTGATTAACAAAAGACTGGTAACGGTCTGCAATAGTTTTCAACGCCGGGTCCGTGGCGTAGACGGTGTCTTCCGGTACCCAGAACATAGGCGAAACGCAGTAATAATGACTCAGGCCGTCTATTTCACGGCGGAACACCGGCACCACTGCATTAAGGTCAAGTTTTGATGCCAGGTCGATGCCGGGATAACACTCCTCACCTGCAAAATCGGACAGTCTGAGCGTTTTGTCTGCTGCGGCCATCCACTTCTGCAGGTTGTAGTAAGCTGCTTTAGAACTCACCCATTTGTTGAAATGCTTGGTGAGTATTTTATTGGTCTGGCCTGGCGTGGACATCGCCAGCAACTGTTTAGCCTTGAGGAATCCCTCTTTCACCGAAATGTTGTAATTCGGGTTGGCTTTGATCAGAGCTTCCGGCTGTGTCCAGTCATCGTCATCATCCAGGGTATAGATGATCCCGAAAATTGCCTCGTTTTCACCACCCTCCCGGATGCGCTCCAGTATCTCGACCACCTGAGTACGTTTTTCATAGCAAGGCGAGGCAATATCAAAGCCTGCCGTGGTGATGATCAGCGTGATGGGCTGCTCCCTCGCCCCCATCCCGGTAGTCATTGTGGTGTATAGCGCGTCAGTATCATGCTCGTGATACTCATCGATAATCGCACATGATGGTGAGTCGCCATCTCCAGGGTCACCGATAATTGGCGCGAACAGGGAACCATCCGGGCGAGTCATTTTCTTCGCCCAGGGTTTGATACAGAACTTCTGACGCAACGCCGGCAGCTTTTTCACCATCGCCAAAGCAGGCGCAAAAACTTTCCAGGCTTGTTTTTCCGTTGTGGCACCACAGTAAACTTCCGCTGCGTACTCGCCATCTGCACAGAACATATAGATACCGACGGCGGCCGCAATCGCCGATTTCCCATTTTTACGCGGTACCTCGATGTAAATCTCAGTGAAGCGGCGAAAACCGGTATCCTTGCGCACCCAGCCAAACGGCACACCCAGCGCAAATTTTTGCCAGGGTTCAAATTCTATCCGCAACTTCCGGCGAGCCCACTCTCCGGAGGTGTGCGGCATTTTCTGGGAAAAGCGAAGGAAACGTTCTGCTTTATTTTTATCGAAGCGGTAAGGCCAATGCGGATCTTTGGCACGTTCCAGGTCGTCAAGATGTCGCTGACAGGCAAGAATGGTTAACCGGCAGGCCAGTATCTTCCCGTTCACGACGTCCCGCGCATACTGGTTCGCCGCATTGACGTTCGGATATGTAGCCATCAGTCAAACTCATCAAATTCATTCCCTTCATCGTCCGGATCATTTTTTCCGCAGGTCATTCTTATGCGGCTGAGCGGGTCTAACCCGAGAAGTGAACCCAGACGGGCGAGCTGCGAAACGGAGTCATTACGAACATTGACTGCAGGGTGTTTTTTCTCACCACCCATTTCACTTGATACGGTCAGGCCGTCTTTTGCGATGACTTTTTCGGCCTCAATCATCAAGTGAAACGCATTGCAGTACGCCAGGAGTAGCGGCGCGTCTTCAAGATCAAAAACGCCCCGCTCAATTAAAATTTTGCTCTGCGTTTTCCAGATGCGGATCGCGATATCGCTCATTAACTCTTCCGGCGGTGCGATCCTGGTCAGCTTGCTTTTCTGGCCCGAAGGCAAATTGCGCTTACGGCCACCACCGGAAGATCTCACAACAGCACCCATCAAAACCTCCAGTTCAATAGGTTGAACCTTCCGGAAAAAAGTTTCTTATTTTTGGCGCGTAAAAATTTGATGAGGCGGGCAGTCCGGAAGGATGCGGGTTGCAGGGATTTACCCTCCCCCTCCATCAGGTGGATTCAGGTGATTGTTATTATCACTTCAGACGCTCACGGGCTGTCTTAGCCTTATGGCAGGGCCAGCACAGACTTTGCAGATTACTGTCTGCATCGGTGCCGCCATGCGCTTTGGGAATAATATGGTCGACAGTTTTCGCCTCACGCACCACAACGGAACGCAGGCACAACTGACATAAACCTTTATCACGCTTCAGTATACGCGCACGGATAACGTCCCACTTCGAACCGTAGCCGCGCTGATGACGGGATTGTCCTGGCTTGTATTGCTTCCAGCCTTCGTTTCTGTGATTTTCACAATATCCGGATGGTTCTGTTGTTGTACTGCGACAGCCGCGAACACGGCAGGCTTTAGGTGTTCGTGGTGGCATATAAACTCCGGTAAAAAGCCCCGCGAGTGCGAGGCTAATAATTTGTTTAAATTCTCAGTGTCAGTCTAACTTAATGAGTTTTACAGGCTTCTCACCTGCTTCGGCACACCAGTTGTTATATTCGTGCACGGCTCTCATCAATTCACTATCATAGTGACCGACCTTCTCTACAAGGTCAGTAAGGGATTGTGGGTCAAACTCAACGATTTCTGGTGGGACGCGATTAATATTCCCTTTCTGATGAAGGGAATAAACGGATGATCGTAAATCCCCTATAGCTTTCATCCGCTCAGCATGAAGCGCTTTTATTTTTTCGTTGAGTATTTTGCAGCGCCCAATTGCTTCGTAGTTTAGTTCAGACATTACGGTTTCCTGTTTTCAAGGGTTACATTTTAACCGATAGCTACAGCATTATCACAGGTACTCAGTGAATACCTGCTGTAATACTTATTTACGTAGCCGTTCCAGCAAATCCTTCTCAAATATCCCGGTACTTTTACACTCCACCGGTTTCACCTTGTCGTTACCGTCGGCAGTATCCAGTCCGGCAGTGCCTGTCACCATTACCGAAACATTACTGCCTTCACCGGCACTCCAGACCTGTGCGACGATACGGTAATGCTCCTGGATATTTTGTGTCTGCGGTAACAGTGAACAGTCCAGATACAACGAACTCAGTTCCGGGTCATCCCCGGTACCGGCGATAATACCTGTGGTATGGTCGTTAACACTGGCTGTGATGGCCTTCTCCCTGAAATACAGCTCCACGGCATTCAGCAACTCATCCGGTTTACGGTTACCGATGAATGAGGTTGATATCTGTTCGCTCATCCCTGGCTGCTGCCCGGTCTGGCTGCCCTGCTGTTGCTGCCCTCCCGTTTTAACCGGACCATACACAGTAATGCAGCCGCCAAGACAAAGTGCGGCAGCGGTGGCTAATATACGGCGCATAGTCATTACCGATAATAAAGCGTTGTACACCCGGCCAGGGATACACATACCAGGGCCAGTACGAATAATTTTGCCTTCATTAATTTTCCTTGCTGTCCGGTCACTTTGTTCCAGGTTCTTTCACATTTGCGTGTTCTGTTATAATGCTGTCACTCATGTACCAGACGAACATCATGGAATCCACTATTCCCGCCTTTTATTTCGAGGCGCGCCCACAGAAGACGCCCATCCGCTGTAATCCCCGTAATGAGTCGTTCACCTGTTAATTTCCACATGGTTTTCTCCTGTCAATAAAAAACCCGCCGGAGCGGGTTTGGTTCTACGATATTGCTCAATCAACCTGGATAATATCCCGAAGAACTGGGTTCATAATCGGCCCTTTTATTTCCTTTCCAGAAACTTCTACCGGAATTGGCATATCCGATGAAAGTGGCACATCCATGCGCCCATTTACCGGATGAACAAAGGTTAGTTTATTCGAACCTACTTCCATTCCTATAAACTTACCGATTTGCATACCGTACAGACTAAACATCTTTCCAGTCGCAGGGCCGGTTCCTTGTGAATCATCCAGATAATCAGCAATGCTTTTCATAATTTACTCCAATTGTTGCGTACGCATGGAGAAAATACACTTAATCAACACATAACCTATTGATAATTATCACTTAGTTATCCTGTTGTCTGACTCTCTCACCGAGTTGTAAATGCGCTCACACGTCATTCCTGCCTGGTAGCGTTCGTCAGCGATTGCAGCATATCGTTTAGCTTCTGCTGCAATATCTCCGAGCATGTCGGCAAGCATTCCGGCGGTGGCGTCGGTTGTTTTGCTTCTGACGGCAGCGGCAAGATTTGCGGTGTGCTTTGCGGCGTCCAGGCGGGTGGCAAGCTTTGTTGCTTCGGTGCGCAACTGGCTAACAGTGGCAGACAAGCCAGCAGCAGTGGCAGCAGATTTAGCGGCTTGCGCTTGTGCATCTTTCACAGCCTCATCACGGGCAATAATGCGGCCCTGTTCGATAATACGGGCGGCGGTCTGGGCGTTGACCTCCTGAGAGAATTCAGCGCTGTCGCGATCAGCCCATTTTTTTTGCCAGCCCCTGTCACTCCAGACATTACCGGCGATAAACGCACCAGCCATCAGCAAAATAAACACCAGCTGCAACCAGTATCTTTTCAGAAGAGCAGGTAACAGATTCATACCAGCACCGATTTTGCTTTCTCAAAGCGCTCCCGCCGATCGCCGATGCCGTTCTGCCCTCCGTTGATGATCTGCGTAACACGTACCAGGTCGCCGGAGTATTTCAGGCACCCTTTAATCACAAAAAACCACGCTGCGGATCGGGCGGCATGACGTTCCAGCTCAAGCTGTCCCGGATTCGCCACCAGATCCAGTTTCAGGGCAACGCCACATCTGGTGTAATTTTCCAGCCCGGTAATCTGGATAAGCCCACGCCCGCGATACTTCCAGCCATCTCCGGCGTCTTTGTTCCCCATGCGGCCGCCATAAACCAGATTGGCTATTTGTGGCTGGTGGGCCACCTGGCGACCATCGACACGTCCCAGCATTTCACACTGATACGGCGTCAGGCGTTTACCAAACGTCTTTTTCAGCGCCTCCACTGAATAATTGAAGCTTTCCTTCAGAACAGTAAATCCTGCTGATTCATGTCCCGTTTGTGCAATAAACATGGCCTGATCATTAACTGCTGTAATACCAAACTCTTTCATTGCGGCATCAATATACGGAAACCAGCGCGTAGTTAACCCGGCGCTTACACCAGCCGCCTGTTGAAATTGTAATTGGTTCATTAATGCCTCAGCGTATCAACAAGACGCGCCACGTTCCCACGAGCCCATAAGACGGCAGCGCAAATAAGAATGTTTACGATGACCACCATCCAGTGTGACTCCTGGTAGAGGCCAAACAGATATCGGAATGGAACGCTGGCATAAACCAGCACAACGAAGTACGCCAGCAATGATATAGCTGGGCGATGTCTTGCCCCTTCGCGCTGGTAGAACATAAGGACAAGGACGATGACCGCACAAATACCTGCATTCACCATCGCTGACGGATCACTTGTTACCATTGCTGGCCCCTCCTCCACGGAATCGCGAAAGAATACTAAACAGGCTTCCCAAATCCTGACTGTTGAAAAATGTGAGCACTTTGATTGTCATCGCCGCCACTACAACAGCACCAAGTGCGTCTAATGGCCTGTCACTGTACCCGGTAGCCTGTGACAACTTTGAACCAACCAGGCCAGCAGCAAGAACGCCAACAATGAATGACGTCATGAAGTAAGCAATCAATCGTACTCGTGTGATATTTGCCGCTGTCGCTACATAAAATACTGCACCAGCGAATGCGCCAAATACCACGCCATAATCAATACCGGTTGCAAGACCAAATACGCTGGCTCCCATCAGGCCACCAGCCGCGACCGTAGTGCCAGAAACAGGATCGGACATTAAGCCCCCTCTTATTGCGGTGAGTCCTCTCAGAACGAGGGGAATAAAAAAAGGTCGCTATATGCGACCCTCTATTTAGAAATGTTTTTTACCTTACATCCCATGCTAATTCTTCTAAGGTAAATACAATCTCATTTTCTACGATTTCGTACTCAACATACCCTTCCACTTCACCTGAGTGATCATTATTTGCACAACCCTCATAATAACTATATGGCGCAATAAAGCTGAACCCGCATTCATCTATATCAACGATTTCAAAATTATATGCATCGTAAGTATATCGACTATCAGCATCAGATATAGAGCTTAAAGCATAGTTTTCGAATTTATCCGAATTACTTACAATTAGTTCTGAAAGTGCGTTCAAGTCGTCAGGGTTAACATTGCCTAGAGGCAATCTGTATTCTTTACCATTAACCATATAACCTCCATTTTGTCATCACGCAGGTTATATAACTTGTGGAAATGCATGTAAATAAAAACCCGCTCAGTGGCGGGTTCTTAATATTTGTTGCTCAGTTCGCTTTAACGTCCCGAGCTTAACACAATTTAAGCACTTTCTGCGCAACTATTCAAGCAAAATCTGTCGCTATTTGTGCCGAATGCATCGCACATTGGTTTGTATAGCATCGATTCTGCTACATTTAGCCAAACATCAATCCGGCTTTCACAGGTTCGCAGACACCATTCAGGATGCTTTTCATTTAGGTCTCTTGCCATCGCCTTTTTGCTAAGGCGCTTGATATAACGATCTTCAATAAGAGCGTATAACTTCTTATGTCCTGACTGCACAAGGATACCGCTGAGTACAGCGTTAATTGTCAGTGCTTCTTCATCGGTACAGAACGCCAGGCCGCTTTTATTCTTCCCTTCCTGAATCTCTTTGAAGAATACTTCAAGTTCTGGTTTGCTGATACCCGCTTTCTTCATCCGGCGTAGCGCTTCGTTAATTGCCGTTTTGGTGATTTTTCCGGATGCAAGTAGCTGGTTAAACATATTCCCACCACTACCACCACCAATATATGACCAGCGCCCCCACATTCGAAGCTTGCCTTGTATCCAGATACTTTCAAGAGTCCGGAGGCGAACCATTTCACCAGACTTACCAACTTCAGAAGGATTAATCATTAAGCGTTCTCCATTTACGCCAGCGCGCCAATTGCCAGCGCGCGATCGATAAAACGAAATATCAACTCCAGTTGAGAGCCGTATTTCTCTTCGAATGCCACGGTGTCCGCATGTAACTCATTATGATGCGTTCTGCACAACGGCAGCACAAAGAGGTCATGCGCCTTTGTTCCCATCCCTCCCTGACCGTGGCCTATCAGGTGGTGCGGATCATCCGCCTGCTTCCCGCAGCAGGCGCACGGCTGGGATTTAACCCAGCGGGTATATCTCTCATTGACCCATCGACGGCGTTTCGGACGTAACATGAAGCTTTCCGGCGATTCCGGATCAACCCTGAGCGCCAGTACCTTTTTCGCCTTATCCTGTACAATGCTGGTGGCCGGCACCGAGGGAACAATTTCACTTTCACGGGTAGCTGACTGGACAATTGCCTTCGGCATCCTTAATGCTTTTCTCGCAGCGCTCTCCGGTAAGACTTCTGCCAGGTCATTGCGTACCATCCACCAGCACAATTCCGGGAGCGTGACTGCGTGCATATCGTCAAAACCCAGATCACGACAAACAACCGATAAAACCCATTTTGTCGTGTTCTCCACAGCTATTGATTCCAGCCGTTCCGTAAACTGTTCGCGCAGCAGGTTATCGCAGTGCCAACACAGTCGGATTGCCCCCGGGGCGTGGCGCATGGTTGTCATCTGTTCGCTGTGCCAGTCTGAATGCGGCCACTGACAGCCATTCCCCCGGAGTAGCCAGCTTTCCAGACTATCCAGACCACCAGCACGATAAATAACCGACTCATTACGGAACACATCACGAACAGCAGGATCATCTGCCAGCGGCTGTGATACCGCCGGAACCGCGCCGCAGGCGAAAGATGAATATTGTTCCGGCTCTGGTTCAAGCAGAACACGCCCCTGCATAAACAGGGGCATCAGTTCCGATCCCGGCCTGAACAATACAACTCCCATATGAGGAGCAATTTCAGGGGTCAGTAACGCTCTCACGATCACCTCAATGAACGGTATCGAGCAGCTTCAGCAGCTCAGGAAATTTGGACTCGAAGAAATGCGGCTGCGTCTCGCGAGGGTTTGCCGGGCTGGTGATGTTTTTGCCGAACATGCAGCCCTTCGCCGTCAGCGACCAAAATTTTTTAATGCCGTTAATCGCGGAGCGACTGTAACGCTCACGGTGTTCAACAACACCCAGCTTTGCTAACTGCTGATACGCCTGATTAGCCGTCATCCGGATACCATGCTGTTTTAACAGCGCGCTCAGTGCCAGTGTCGGGCGGCTTGAACCATCCGGCGCGCCAGCCGGAGCATCAATGGCATATTGTGGTGCCAGGTTAGGTAGTCCCACTGCCTCCTGGAGTTTCTGGCACGCGCCCAGTACCGATGAATTGGACAGGTTTAACTCTTTGCGCATAAAACCCAGCAGAATCACCCCCGCCTGCATCTTATCGGCAGCCATACCAGAAGATGTTTGTGGCGCACTGGTAATCCGATCGAACGTGCGGATCACCTTGAGATGGAAAGACGGGCTGATCCACATTGCATAAGCAAACACCAGTTCTTTGCATACGTATGTACCTTGTTCAGCACCACCGCGAACAGTATTTACTGGAGCGATACCCAAATTTTGGGTATCTCTACCGCCCTGAAAAAAGCTAACTGATTGATTTTGTTCCGAGGATGGAATTCCGCCCTCGGTGAAAAGTTGCTCAATCAGTTCACGGGTTTGCTTATTATCAAGCCAGTACTTGGGACGGTATTTCTGCTCTCCACCCGCAGCCCGGTGCAAATCGTTAAGACAATAGCGCCCATGAACGTCGCGGCGAACTTCGATACCATCAATGACCATTAAATTATTCATGCTTCTTTCTCCATTTTCAGGCGGCTGCACCCGCCCCTGTTTCAAATTTCGTGATCGTGATTTCTACCTTCCCCTTCGGGAAAACTGGTCCCCACTCCACCAGCATTCTCTTTACCTGGCTGTCGTCCTCCCAGACTCCTGCGTGAGTCAGTGCGTCGAACAGCGCTTTGTTATAATTGTCCAAATCCCTGATCCGCTTATCTGGCGGATACAGGATGATTTCTACCGCTGCATGGGTTGATGTCGGTTTCGGCAGTCGGCGAAGTTGCTCAATGATGGCGGCACACGTTGCGCTCCGAAATTTGCGTCCCGCCACACTTATCAGGCTCTTTCCGGCAAACGGCCCTTTGTTGGGATGACGCCAGTAAGTGTTTACGCTCGGTGGAAATGGCAGGGCCAATTTCATAGCGTTATCCCCTTTCCCTGAAGAAATGTGATGGCCCGTTCTCTGGCGTCAGCTTCATCAGTAACAAGTGCTTTTATCAGTACTAGAGTTTCTGCGTCATCGTTATATGTGTTGATACAGATACCCCTCGACACACCTCGGGTTATCGTAATCACTCCCTTTTTCTCCAATGCCCTAAGATGGTCTACTGCAGCATTAGGAGAGCTGCATCCCAGCAGCTCTGCCAATTCGGTATTTGTAGGGGGAAAACCATGCTTACGCTGATAATTGATCAAGGTATCCAGAACATGTTGCTGGCGAGTAGTTAAATTCATCATGCTGCTTGCTCCCGCTTGTTAACACATAACTCAGGCAAATTGGCGCGCACCAGTGCCTCAGCAAATGGAGGCGGAACAGCATTACCACAACGAGCAACTTGCTTGTCCTTCGCATAACGATTTCCCCGGAAATCCTGATCAATTACGTACCAGTCCGGAAATCCCTGCGCGCGATACAGCTCATGGGGCTGTAACATACGCATCCCGATATCAACGATTTGGTAGTTGCAACCTTCGACTGTAACCAGTCCAAAGCGATCATTAGTAGTGACTGTTCCCAAAGGCTCCGACAGTGATACTCCGCTTTTCTCGTTCCCGTAGTACTTCATCAGGAAGGCGCGTACTTCACCGAGGTGCATTCCACCAGCAGTGATTGTCGGTACGGGCTGATCCACTTTTAAACCATCTCTGCATGTGCCCCGAAGATGAACAAGATGAGAAGTGACAACCGCATGGTGATCTGTTGTCGTGACCGTATGGGCTGGAGCATCCATTGCTGCTCCGGGGCCGGAATAGTTGCCGCCGAAGTGTTTTGCAAGAAATGCTGTAACAAGTTGTGATTTACCGCCACCACCAGCTGTAATTGTCGCACTCGGTTCATCTGCACAATGACCAACGCTAGCCCCGAACTGACGTGCGATAACCGGTGCAACCAGACAGGCGCGGGACTGCCTCAAAATGGTATGCGCGGGTTTATCAAGTGGGCGCGGCTTAGCCTGGTATTCACTTCCACCATTTCCAGCAATAAATGGCGTTACCAATGCATAACCATGAGTTTTAGTAATGGTCTGCAGTGGTTCGTCCAGTCCCTGTCCACGGAAACAATCATAATTTGAACGATTACTGGTATGGTTACACTTCACGATAAAAGGCGTTGGATTATCTAGAACAAACCGCTGTATCCCTCGAGCTATACGTTTCAGTGTATTGTCAGCAAGCGGCTTCTTACGCCCAAAAATACTTGGACACGGTATTGACCAGTCAATACACTCCGCGGCTGTTCTCCACGGTGCACGCCGACCACTTTGCACTTCCAGTGATTTCGGATCACCGTGAGTAGGTTCTGGCCAGCGAATCTGTTGACCATCGCAACGCATAACCATGAAGAAGCGCTTGCGGATCGTCGGCGCGCCGTAATCACACGCGCGTAGTTCGCGATAATCAACATCATATCCGAGCCCATCCACCAGCTTTTGCGCCTGCTCGCTACCTCTTTCGATAGACAGGAACTCACAAACCTCAGCCAGTGCCGGGTGATCAGCAGGAATGCCAGTGGAAAGCATGCCGACAAATGCATTGAATGTTTCGCCAGTGCGGGCAGGATCCGGACGCATTTCATCTGCCAGCAGCGGTCCCCACGTTTTAAACTCTTCCACGTTCTCCAGCATCATCACACGTGGTCGCTTCGCCAGTGCCCAACGCAGAACAATCCAGGCAAGACCGCGTATCTCTTTTTTCACAGGCTTAGCGCCTTTTGCCTTCGAGAAGTGTCGGCAGTCCGGGCTAAACCACGCCAGGCCGACTGGATTACCTCCGGTGGCGGCTACCGGATCCACGTCAAATACGGATTCACAATAATGCAGTGTGTCCGGGTGGTTCGTCTTGTGCATCGCAATGGCGTTTTCGTCGTGGTTGATCGCAATATCCACGCTGCGCCCGATCGCCAGTTCAATACCCGTTGATGCGCCACCGCCACCAGCAAAGTTATCTACGATAATCTCACGCATGGGTTACCCCCTGCATGCTGCCAACAAGGCCACGGGCAATTGCGATAATTTCGCTGGTGGCCGTCCGCTCCAGCCAGAGTTGATTGATGTTGGCTTTCAGTTTGTTCTGCTGGGCCTCGCTCAATACATCAACGCCTTCCACCTGGTTAAACACCAGGCCAACCTCGAGAGGCCAAATACGCGATTCAACTTCTGGTAATGTCAGCGGCGCAGGTGGCTGTACTGTTTCTGCCTGCTGGGCCTTGCAAGCGGCAAATGTGACCAGCGACATGAACGCCTTCCCTTTTTCTTCCAGTTCGGCACGGCTGATGTAGCTGAAATGCTCGCCGCGCCAGGACTTATCGAAGATTGCAATGGCGCCAGCAAAGAAAGCACCAGTGGGTTTCTGCTTATTGTCCGCAGGAACAAACCACACTGGGAGATCGAAACCAATACGACCGCGGATAAACATGATGTGGTCAGCGTCTTCCGGCCACCACGTTTCACTTGTCGCTGCTTTAATGAGGAACACGTAACGCCCACCCTTTTCACGCATCGCCATTGTGTGATCCATGATGTGGGTCATGCCGGTGATCGCCTGCTTCTCGTGGTACTGAGAGCGGCTATAGGGTGGATTACCGAATGCGGCCCCGCCGATTGACTCCAGCATTTCAGCCCAATCTTGTACCAGCGCGTTATCATCGGCGGTGTACCACACAGGGCACTTAGCGTTATCGTCGTCAGCAAAGAGATCCAGCGTTAGGGGACCGAACATCGCATTAATGCCCCAAAAAAGCAGGTCTGGTGTCCGCCACTGATCGCCGACTTCTTTCAGTTCATGTGCTGATTTGTTGCGCAGTTCTGCCAGCGCCTGGCAATATTTATTGCTCATTAAGACCCCACATAATTCCCTGACAGATACCACTCACTACCTGATGCAACATACTTTCTGCTCTTCCGCAAACACCGTTCACGGCGCGCCAGAAAGGCGCTACGTTCCGACGGGATATGACTCTCCCGGAATGCCTCCATCCATACCGTAGCTGCACGACGGAACAACCCTCCCGACTCCAGCGTTTCTGCCTGACGTATCAGATGCATAATCACCTGCGGGTCGTTGGTTCCGACATAACAGCTCCGCACAGGTTTAGTCCCGATATCTGGCTCCTGATCCGGCTGTATGTCTGTCTCAAGAGCAAAATGCCTGCGAGTTTTACCTTCAAAGCGATGAGCAACACGCCCGCACTGGCGTAACTTACTTGCCGACTGCAGGACGCTTTTACGCGGGAAATCTGCAAAAGCATTCGCTATATCGCTGGAAGTACATCCCGGATGGGATTCAATGAATTTCTGAACGTCTCCCATAAGACTCATATCACCCCCTGAACCCTGTCGGGATCTGGCTGTAATCCACATTCCCGTAGCTGGATTTGAACATCGGATCTTCACGGTTTTCGAAACGTCCGCCGATGGGTGCGGACAAACGCAGTGACAATTCATCCCACTTTTCCCGGAGCTTTGAGGGGCTGAGAATGTTACGGCACCAGAACGGATCACGGCTGACCCGGCTGTACATTTCGCAGATCTGTTTGTGGGTACGCCCGTCCTGAGCACACATCAGGCGAATTTCATTTGCCCAGACGGTCCAGTTAGGTTCCTTCGGACGAACCAGCTCGCCGTCACTCTCCGCGGCCTGTTCGTACAGGGCGATGATTTTTTTCCAGATCCACTGAGCACAGGTCAAATCGTCCTGCGTTCCCCACTGACGCTTTTTAGGGCTCAACACAGCGGCATCCGGATGACGGGTTAAAAACTCCTGGTCTGTCATCTGCTGGTCCGGTTGCGAAGCGTCCGGACAAGAAGGGGTTTTATTAACTTGTGGATCTTGTTTTGATTTTACTGACGGATCCCCGCCAGATTCTGACGGGTCAAAACCGCCGTTTTTGCCAGATTTCGACGGGTCAGATTTTGATGCGTCAGATTCTGATGGGTCAGATTTTGACTGGTCAGGATCTGACAGGTGAGCAAATGCAGCCGCCTGCAGCTTTGCCACATTTAGCTGATAAACATTGGAGGCATTACGGTTTCCCTGACGTCTGGCTTTACGTGATAACCAGCCGTCAGCTTCCAGTTTTGCTATCGCCGTTCTGACTGTACTTACCCCGGCCCCAAGCTGACGAGAAATTGTCTCAATGGATGGCCAGCAGACCCCTTCGTCATTGCTGAAATCAGCCAGGCGAGCCATGATAGCCACACTGGATAATTTCATTCCCGAAGCTGCACAGGCATCCCACACATAGCCTGTTAATTTAGTGCTCATGCAGCACCTCCGAGATGCTTCATGTTTTTGCCGGAACGAAAGGCAATAAGAGGCATGTTGACGCGGTAATTACGCCCAAGAGGCTCACAGACAACCTTCTGACATTCGCGATCGACCAGGCTAATACGCAGAACGTACCCTTCTGGTGTGCTGTACCACTGTCCTGGACGAGGGCAATGAAAACGTTGGCTGGTGAACCGTTTAAAAATATTCCGGATCATTTGCGCCCCCTTACCTCTGAACGGTTCAGTGTCATATTGATAAGGCTCGCAAGCGCCGCAGCGTCATTGATGCGGTCGTACAGGTTTACGGCCAGCGGAGATTCCGCTTTTTCCAGCATGGGATAAAGCTGCTGTAACCAGACCTGATGAATGGATGAAATGTAGGAATAAAGAACGCTGGCATTATGTGCTGCATCGCTCAGCACCGATGGAGTTGAAAGTTGTTTCTCCATCTGGTTAAAGGCATTGATGTATGCCTCTTTGAATTGGGCGGCGCGTTTGCCCGTAAAGCCCATAGCAAGGAAAGCAAAGCCGTCGCGGGTGATGTTATAGCAGGGAAGTTTGCGGCCAGATGCGTCGGTGTAATCACTCACCGCAAAATTGCGGGCAGTAAACTCAGGAGAGCAATCAAGTGCGCGGATCTTTTTCAGAACATCGTCATGACGTTTGGTGAAGTAGTCGGCAACAGCAAGGGAAGAAGTAACGGCTTGCCCGTTAATAACACTGATTTCAGGTTGAGCGAGAGTTGGGACTGTAGCCATGATGGCCGCCTCCGATAACTTGGATGTGACTCCACCACCGGAAACGCCAATTTCACTGGTGGTGAACTGAGCAGGGTTGGCGTAACCGGCGTTATCGGAAACCGGCGCACCTTTCGGTGCCCCTACCCAGCCCACCATAATTTGGATATAGCCGAGCTGCGACAATAAAAAAGACGCAGGCGCGTCATTTGTCGCCGATAACAATTCCAGGACGCCAATCCCGGCACCCGCTTTATAAGGTGCCTGAACAGTGTAACGTCCCGGAATTGCAGAATCAATGTGTTCCTGGCGCTTCACACTCAACAAAATCACGCCTGAATTTCCACAAAGGGCTAAAACACTCATGCGGATAGCCCTTGCGCAGATAGATAACACGCTCAGTGTCTGGTTCCCAGCGAATGACATGGACATAAAGTCCCCTTCCATCCCGAAACCAGCGGTTAAGTTCCTGCACGATTCATCCCCCACGGTCAGGCTGTGTTCCCTGTGGTTATGCACGACCAGGCTATTTGGTAATCTGCATTCATGACGCAACGGCCGGTACTCATACATCCCCGGTTGTTGCGACAAACGGTTATTTACCGTTAAACTGTTCATGCGTTGGTTTTCTCCATAAAATTTGACGCCACGGCGCCCGGAGCTGCACACTCGCGGGCGTCACCCTTTTCTGGCACGCAAAAAACTCTGTATACCAGTGTCGAATGCTGTTGCAGCTTTGCGATCGCCTGATACAACTCCTCATCAATCACGGCTTTTTCATGTGGCTCAATAACGCCATCTTCGATAGCCACCCTGATTTGCTGGGAATAACTGGTGATCTGCTCAATCGCTTCCAGCAGGCGCTGATTAATATCTGCGTTATCCACTTCTTCCATATCTGCCAGCGGAACAAAAACGCCACCTGATGCCCTGGCTACTGAATGTGCCAGGTGATAGGTTCCTCCGGCACGTTGCAGTACCAGCGCCCACCCAATCGGGAAGATCTGATCACCACCAGTACGCAGGCGGTTAAACAGAGCATCTTTGGTGACATCCAGCCATTCCGCAGCTTCTTCATAACCGCCATGCAGACTGGAGATCGTCTTTTTAATCGCAGCCACCAGCCAGCGGGGCTGCTTTTCTACTTTCCATTCAGGTTCATGTCCCACGGATCTACTCCTTCTGCTGTGGTGGCGGTCAAATCGCCGAATCACTAAGCTGATATCTGTTTGGATACAAAATTTGCATCTCGCTAATTTCTCCGGCGTAAAATTGAGCCAGGCGCTCAGCAAGCTCTGTTGAAGGAGCCTGCTCGCATCTTTCAACCCGGCTTAATGTTGCAGGATCAACCTGAACCCCTTTAGCGACGTGCTGTAACGTATAACCATGCGATTTCCGCAATTTTCTCAATGGTGATTGCATAAAACCTCCTTCTTTTGCGTATGTCGCATGTTATTTCATACAGCAAACTTGCGCAAGTTGATTTGCACAATGCGCAAAAAATTAATGTAATGAACGCATGAATATAGGAAACCGTGTCAGACAACTTCGCCGCGCGAAGAACATGAAAATTGCTGAGCTAGCAGAAGCGATCGGCGTGGATGCCGCAAACATCTCTCGTCTGGAGACTGGCAAGCAAAAGCAATTTACCGAACAAACACTTTCTAGGCTGGCTGACTGCTTAAGTGTTGATATAGCAGAACTCTTTACCTCAGACCCAAAAGGTAATACTGTATGTAAACACAGTGATATGAGGAAGGATTCAGCTAACGTGAAGGATTTGTTCCGTATCGAGATACTGGATGTCAGTGCAAGCGCCGGTAATGGACTCATTCAGGGCGGTGATGTTATCGATGTAATCCATGCTATCGAATATAACAAGGACAAAGCACTAGCTATGTTCGGCGGGCGCCCTGCCGCTGAGCTTAAAGTGATTAACGTGCGTGGTGACAGCATGGCACCAACAATTGAACCCGGAGATCTTATTTTTGTCGATATAAGCATCAACCAGTTCGATGGTGATGGCATCTATGTCTTTGGCTTTGATGATAAAATATACGTAAAAAGGCTGCAGATGATCCCCGATAAATTACTGGTGATATCTGATAACACTAACTACAGGGAATGGAGTATTACCAAAGACAACGAGTGCAGGTTCGGTGTTTTTGGCAAGGTTCTGATAAGCCAGACGCAGTCACTCAAACGACACAATTAATAGAAAGCGTCGACAAGGCCACCATTATGGTGGCTTTTTTTTTGACTCAAAATTGCATATATCGCAATTTTATACTTGCGCAACATGCAATTTAAATGTAATTTGCATTCATAGAGCAGCGAACAGGCAGGACGCCCACGAAGTAGCCGCCGGTGGCATACGAATGACCGGATGATTCGCTGACAGGTGTCTTCGGGAGGGGTTGCGGAACTGGATTGACCACCAGCAACAGATAACTCAGCCGACAACACGGAGCCGTTTAACCCACGGCGTCGGAGTGTAAATACCGTAGGGGTTGTACCGACTGGTCATCGGTGCCCCGCCCGAAGATACCTGAAGCCAGTGCAAGCGATATTCTGGCGGCCCGTTCCATTACGTTAGCGGATACCGCCAGCTTTTTCAGGAGAGCAACAGATAAGAGTTTTTCCGCGCGGTAAAGCGCTTCTGTAAGAGAGAGAACTCTTATCGTTGTGGTGAATGCGGCTCAGCGCACGCGGGTAAGGTTGAAGCTGACAGTCGATCCTCTGTAGTTAAGCACCCGTCTGGCGTGCAACCTTCGTCAGATACCGGGAGGCACCCGGCACCACAACGTTATTGCTGTGTGAAGACTTGTCGGCGTCCGGCTCTTCCAACAACAGGAGGAAGGCGACAGTGTTCTGCCGTGACGCCGACCTTTTTACACAACAGAAAAGAGCATCTCCGCGCGACGGGCTCATTACCCAATCCACCCGGAAAGCTGTTACAGCAGGTGCTCTTTTCTGTTTTGTGGAGAAACCAACTGGCGGTGGCAACCGCCATCTTGAGGGGTTAACGATGAATGATGACCGCATGACCGTAGTGCCCGACTTTCTGGGCGAACTGGATGCCGGCGTGTTTATGAACAAAATCGCGGCAGCGCTAAATACTGTCGGATTAGGCGTTTTGAATAACGGCAATAAAGGCAAGGTAGTCCTCACCTTTGATTTTGAGCGCATGGGAAATTCAGTCGAAGAGAAGCGCGTCAAAATTAAACACAAGCTGCAGTACAGCACTCCGACGCCGCGCGGTAAAGCGTCAGAAGAGGACACAACAGAAACTCCAATGTGGGTTAACAAGGGCGGAAAGCTCACCATACTGCAGGAAGATCAGGGTCAACTGTTCAGTATTAAAGGCACTACTGACGGAAAGCTTAAAGCGGCTCAGTGAGCCGCAGCTAACCAAATCACTACCACCACTTTGATCATTAGTTAATAAGGAATTTTTATGTCTCAGTTAGACAGCGGCACTTTTCAGCAGGTAAAAGACCTGGTCCTTTCTGGCTATCACCTGAACGATATTCAGGGGCTGGCTTGCCCGACAGCATTATTACCTGCCGGAACAGGTGTTGAAAGCCTCGAACGCTTTGCTCTGGAGCGTTTCCGCTTCCGCGGTGCCATGACTACCACCAGCATTGAAGACTTTGTCCGTTATTCAAAGGGCTATGCCAGTGCAACCGAAAAAGCACGCTGCTTTATTGATGCTGACCATATGACAGCTCGCTCAGTTTTCAATATTGGTACGCTGGATAACCCCGGTCATGCAGACAACGTTGCTTCTATCACGCTGAAACAGACTGCACCATTCCGCGCCCTGCTACAGATCAACGGGGAACGCCTGAAACAAAAACAGATCGCCGAATGGCTTGAAGACTGGAGCGATTATCTCCTGGCGTTCGATTCTGACGGTAACACAATGCAGATTTCACAGGCTGCCCAGGCTGTTCGCCGCATTACGATCCAACAGGCAACCCAGCAGGATCATGAAGATGGCGATTTCAGCGGTAAGAAATCCCTTATGCAAAGCATTGAGGCCAGCAGCAAAGACGTTATGCCGGTGGCTTTTGAGTTCAAATGTGTTCCATATGAGGGTCTCGGTGAACGTGCGTTCAGCCTCCGCAACAGCCTGTTGACCGGTGATGAACCTCGCTTTGTTCTGCGTATCGTACAACTGGAAGCGCAGGAAGAAGCGATCGCCAATGAATTCCGCGACCTGCTGATCAGCAAATTCGACGGTGAATCAGTAGAAACGTTCATCGGTAACTTTAAAGCGTAATTGCTCTGCATTAAATCCCCGGCGCCGCGGGGATTTATTGAAGTGTAATTCTGTTAATTATCGCCACTAGGCGAGGGATTCGCACAACCAAAATTCACGCGGTGCAGCGCGAAATAAATTATAAGGAGAACCAACGATGAGTTTTATTCAAACACTTTCAGGTAAACAATTTGATTATCTCAGCGCAACTATTGACGACATTGATATTGAAGATATCGCCGTGGCGCTTTCCAATATTTGCCGCTTCTCCGGACATCTTACTGAATTTTATAGCGTGGCGCAGCATTCCGTACTGTGCAGCCAGCTTGTATCACCGGAGTTTGCCTTTGAAGCCCTGATGCACGACGCAGCCGAAGCGTATTGCCAGGATATCCCTGCCCCATTAAAAGCGTTACTGCCTGATTATCGCGAGATTGAGAAACGTACCGATCAACTGATCCGCTTTAAGTTTGGCTTGCCACTGGAAGAAGCCAGCGTAGTGAAGTATGCAGATCTGACCATGCTGGCAACTGAACGCCGCGATCTGGATATTGATGACAGTATTCCCTGGGTAATACTGGAAGGTATCCCCCCGACAGATTTATTCGAAATCTACCCACTTCGCCCCAGTCAGGCTTTCGGCCTGTTTATGGCCCGCTTTAATGAACTGATGGAGCTACGCCAATGTGCTGCATAAAAGATAAAGAGTCTGTAGTGAAGGCAATCAGATCAAGACGTTTGTGGGAGCGCGTTGAAGGCGGTGCAGCATGACTTAGAAAAACTAAACCAATCTGTAAGCCAAACTTACGAGTTGCCAGAATTAATCGAAGGCATGGAGGTATCCGTCGATGTCAGCACTTGTGATGCTGATGCCGGGAATCGCTATTTCGGTACTGTCACCGAGGTATCAGAACTGGACACAGCAAAGAATGGCTACATTCTTCTGGTTCAGGACGCTTAACCAAATTTCGATGTGAATGGCAACTCTCCGGTAATTCTGGATAGGTGACCAGCATAACGCACTGGCCGACGCGCGCCACCAGGCTAAATACGTTTCCGCAATCTGGCAAAAACTTATCCCTGCCACCAGCACAAAAATTTAAATTAACGTCCGGGTGCAGCCGGAGTTATATGGAGAATTTATATGAATACTTTGTTTTTACTTATGGCTGAGTTCAACACGCCTAACATCGAGCTGTCAGCTGTATGCCAAAAGTATTTCGGTATGAGCCCTAACACAGCAGAAGCGAAAGCAAATGCCTGTCAGTTACCTATCCCAACTTATCGTGTAGGAACATCGCAGAAAGCAAAGCGCTGCATCAACATTCAGGATCTTGCTGAGTATATAGACCAGCGGCGTGAAGAAGGCAGAATTGAATGGGAGAGAGTAAGAACAGATAAGCGAAAAATTAGCTAA